CGTTTAATCTGGTATTACTTGGAATAACAACATTGATTGGTGGCTTTATTATTGGCTACTGTGGTGCTTGGATTCACGACGCGATAAAGGAATCTCAATGACATTGATCTATATGTTATTGTTACTTTACATTATTACTCATGCAAACAAATAGGAGATATGATGGTATCATTTACGAATGCAGCTGCTAATGGTGGGTTACTGTTAGCGGGATTATTTATGGCACTATTCTTGTACGTTTACGTTACTGACGCACTTTAAGGAGACAATATGATTATTGAAGTTATACCTCATCACCGCGACAATGTTCAACATATTATCAGGGAGACTTTTGTGTCGAATGGTGTTACACCGTCTCACGATGTTGTAGAGGAGTTTCTATCTTTCTATGACTACAACGGGTTGACAGCGACGATCAACAACTTGTTCCACTACTGCAACACTGTCACACGTCGTCACGAACAACAACGACAACTAAGACTAGTGACTCAACGTTGCAACGGTTAGGTGCGTCGTCCTGATTCGTGTAACTAATCTTTAATCCAGATATAATAAAACATAATCACCAACCAATCAACCAATCAATCAATCAAAGGATTCTAAATATGACTCATCCAACAATTAAAGTACAATGGGAGTTTGACATCGAGTCGGATCACCAGACACAAGAACTTATCAGAATCGATGATGTTGACGTTGAATATAAACTTAATCATGATCATGAATGGGCTATGGGAGTGAATGGTCTTTTATGTAATCTATACGGTGTCCCAGAAAAAGTTGATCTGAACAGTTTATTTAATGACGACGTTGAGATCAGTAATGATATGATTACTGATGCGCTAAGCGATGAGTTTGGTTGGCTGGTTAAAACGTTTTATGATGTGTAACTTTTAAATAGTTAAAGTATAATATATCATAAGGCAACAACAACAACCAACATTCCAAAGGAATAAATAATATGAAAGCAAGAAGAAGAGCAACACATCAACCGGCACATCAAGTTTGGTCAGAAGTTAATAAGAAGGGTGGATACATAATCTTCTGTGGTATTAAGGGAACTGAAAAGAAAACCATTGCTGGAGGAGCAGCAAACCTTGAGACTCTTGAATACAACCTCCGTAAGGCTCGCCATAAGTTCGGTCTTAAGAGTTAAGACTCAGGGTTAACACCCCTGGTAACGTCGTTTGATTCGTGTAACTCTTTAAGAGTTTAGTTATAATAAAACATAATAACCAACCAACCAAAAGGATTCAAAATGAAGTCCCCATCAAAACAAAAACTTCGCAAAATCATTCAACAGCTTCTAAACAAATCAAAAACCGCTGAACAGATTGGAGATTACTCAACAGCGAGACAATACTCAGATGATGCTTACTTCTTATCTAAAGAGTTGGAAGCTTTAAAAGGTTTCTAGGGTTTATAACTCCTTAAGTGTAACTAATCTCAAATCCATTTATAATAAAACATAATAACCAACCAATCAAAATAAGGATCCTTAACATGGAAAACTCAAACACACAAATCATCTCATCAGAGGAAACAGTTATGTCAAACATTCAAAACATCTTCCAATCTTTTGTTGATAACGGTGGAGAACCCAAAGTTACAGCTTTCAAACGACACCTTGATCAACTCATTAACTCAGATATTAAACCTCTCTGCACTCGATCTGGCAAATCAGCTGATGGTACTGATTGGCGTAGTGAGGTGAAAACCAAGTTCGGAGGTCGAGGAATGAAATGGGTCTTTGTCAGCCTGGAAAATATCCAACCAACTCTCACATCACTCGGCGAGCAAGGAGTTGATACAGAGGATTACTCAAAGTTTATTACAGATCACGGACAAGCTTGGATCAGATTCAGTGGACCACGAATCAATAACGGAGTTAAGGCAGCAGCTTTCGAAGTTCGAACCGGAGGATCTACCCTTGATCACCCAAAACAACTTCACTACATCCCTCTTCATGATTTGGACGATGCGATCAGTTTTATAAATACAACTCCTCACTCACTCAAACTCGAAGAAGTTGCGAAGCCTCAAGAAGTGGAAGAGGAAGCTGTTGAAGTTGAAGCTGTTAATGAGATCGAGGTTGAACTCAGCGAAACTGCAGAAACTCCAGTTATTGAAGAAAGCTACGAGGATATGATGGGTGATCTAGAAGCTCTAATGGATATGGAAAACGAAGAGCTCTAATCCCCAGACCGATACTGACTCGGTGTTACCACGCTTGGTAACGTCGTCCCGCTTCGTGTAACATTTATATACCTTAGATATAATATATTATAAGGCAAAACAAACTAATCAACCACACAATAAAGCAAGGGTAATAACTTGAAAGATAAGTATCTAGATTTGTACGACTACTGGAAGTGTAGAGTTTTAAAAGAAGGATTCTCTAACAATCAGTTCAACGAGCAGCTTCATCGCTTTGTTGATCTAAGCGAAGCAGATGAAATGACGAAAGCTGTAGGTGCTAAGATTACCTATATAACGTTGTTGAAGGAACGACGCGAGTTTAATAAAGTTCAATATGAGATTGAACATTCGTATTGTGATATTTGACTAAAGGGATAGACGATGAGTAAAGTTAAAAGACAAAAAGTGTTGAAGTCTACGAAAGCGTTTGGAACTATCTTTCTTGAAATGACGGTATTTATGATTATAGCGATCCTATCAGCATTTATTGCAATGCTGCCTATCTTCGCGACGATGTTTTACTTTGAGCATTACGTTAATGCTGCAGGTTTTCTTATTATGATTGGAGGATATATGTTTTACTTTATTATTGCAGGTTACTACGGGTTTCTTGACGACGTGATGAAAGATCTAAATATAAAATGAGCGATGAGAATACAAACTATGTTGAGCCAATCACGTGGTCGCTCCCTGAAGGAGTTGCTGCAGACAAAGAAGCTGAAAATGGGCGACGATATTACCACTATCTTACAGCGTGCAAAACAACGACGCGTAACGGCATTGACATCAAGCCGACTGCAGAAACTCTTGAAATGATCTTCACATCGTACGACCTCTTCGATTGTTCACTCATCGTATCAGAAGGAAGCTATCAAATGGTTGACCCGTTTGATGTGTAAATAAACTTCTCATATATTATAATAAACCATAAGGCAAATCAACCAACCAACAAACAGGATACAATATGATTATTCAAATACAATGGGCATTCGATCTAGAAGACAACAGCATTGAGGCACACAATGAGTTTGCTGCTGAAAATGGTGTCCCAACAAAAGTCAACCTTAATGATTATCTCAAAGATCCAGCTTCTGCTTCTGACGACCAAATAACTGACGCACTTAGCGACGAACACGGATGGCTCATCTATAACTGGTCTCTATAAAGCTACGCTGTCACCAGTTGTAATACTAACACTCAATGTGTAAATAATAAATAATATGATTATAATATAACATAATCACACACAAACAAAAAGGATCTACCTTGGATAACAATATATCAGTTATAGAAAATCTCTTCGCTCACCACGACGTCACACTAACTGAAGGCACTAGAAAAGTTTACCAAAATATAATCAGACTATCAGGCATCAGCATCGCTATTACAGAAGCTAAGAAACATATCCACTCTATGTCTCTACTAAATAAACTACAGGCAAGCTTCGACAGATTAAACAATACTCTATCTAAGGCTAACTCAGCCCGCTAACCATAGCGTATCGTCCTCGTCACTTCTGCAAACATTTTGATCTAGCTTTGCGTAGATCTAGTCGCAGCTTTTAATAGATAAATACTACTACAAATAAAACACTTCAAGTGTAACTTTCAAATAACAATATTATAATATACCATAATCCACCAACACACATTCAAAGGAATCCTCATGGCTTCAATAAGAACAACTAAAATCGGTGATACTCTCACAATCAAAAAGATCGCTCAATGCTACTCACAAATACTTACAAATCATACTGATCATCCGGATTGTCAATACCCAAAGACTACAAACCCTAATGATATACTTACAGTCGGCACACAACTTACTGTTCTTGACAAAGGTAAAACCCAAACTAAATGGGCAGAAAGCTATGTCACTGTAGCTCACAAAGGTAAAGAATTCGATATACTTTCTTCAGATCTAAGAAGATTCTGCGATTAACCCTTATCGTGTAAATAAGTTTAATCCTGTTTTATAATATACCATAATCCACCAACACACAATCAAAAAGGACTCCAATATGGATATCAATCTTAAAGATCACATCTACTTCAACATCGATTATCGCAGTCTCCCTTCAGGCATCGGCCATATCGTCTTTCCAAACGATGACACAATACTTGTCACAGACGAAGGCTACGGACCAAAAGATATGTCTGAAGCTACACAACAAATCAAAGAAGAGTTTCTCCCAAAATCAGTTTCTCATATCCCCTTCGATACATCAGAACATTATGAAGTTGGTCAAGCAGCACTCAGCACTATCCTTGAACGTTACGACGTTGAATATGTTTATGATACTGAAATGGGTTATGAATACAATGACGGCAACACTACATTCACTCTAGATCAATGGTTAGAGATGAGAAGATAACATGACGTTAGAACAACTCAACAAAGCTATACACAACGAGAGACTTCGTGGCCTGACAGGTAAACTAGAAGATCTCATCAACCAACGCAATAAACTGCGTAAGGACAAACAATGATTCACTTTGTCACATTCTTTCTCGGCTTCTTCATCGGCTACATCTTCGAATTCTCTAACGACAAGTTAGACGAACTTAAAAAGAAACGAGATGACGATTCAGAATCATAACACTACTCACTAATACATAACCCACAGTTAAACTCGAAAGCTGCTATAAATGAAAACAACTATCATAGAAACTCTACTCATACTCTTAGTCTGTATCTCAGGGGGAACATTGTTCTCTCTAAATAAAACTACTAGCAATACAAACGCTCTACAAAGATACGTCAGCACATACTGCAAACCCACTAAAGGCTGGCTATACAGCGCACACTCTATGCCACCTCATAAACGAATGTTCTCCGCTGACAAATACGTCACAATATGCTCCGGCATATTAATGTCTCACCCAGAAGTCTTTGTCAACTAACTCGCTCCCTCATCGATACTGCCCCACCATCATAACACCCTCCCTTCGTCTTCGTCACCTCTAACAACGCTTTGAACTAACTTTCCCCGGGACAGAAGTCTAAAAAAATAGCAAACAGAAACGGAATAAATAATATGAACAGCTTACAAACATACATCACTGTAAATAGCGACTCTTCTCTAACCATCTCAATGTCAGCTGTCTCACACATCATAGAAAACAAAAACAAACACACAGATGATGACGACGTCAACGCCAACGGCACAACTTGGATTCACTTCCACAGCGGCAAATCCGTTCACGTCCGCGAACACTTCGAAGATATCAACAAAGACCTCGAAGACTTCTACCTCTCTTCTTCTCTATAACTAACCAAAAACGTGATTCAACGTTACATCCACTCGTCCCATCATCGTCACTAATCTAAACGCTTTAATCAACTCTTGCGTAGATCTAGTCGCGACTTTTTAATTAACTCTACAACAACACCCCGATGTGTAACTCTGTTCAATCTCATATTATAATATATCACAACCGCCATCCAAAGGATTCACAATGGAATCAATTACAAAAGTTCAATTCTACAATCTACTCATGTCTTGCGATTCAGAACTTCTCAAACTTCCTGAACATATCCGCAATGACATCGAGTCGCTACGTGACTGCACTAAGAATGGAAAAGCTCATCTACTTCTCACTCATCCTAAGGGACAAGACAAATACTTCCTTGACTACGTAGAAGTAGATATGCTGTGCTCTGAAGAGATTGAAGAAACTATACTCCACGCAAAAGAAAACCGTGGACGTCTTATCACTATCTAATAAGTGTAACTCTGCTCTCTCACCTATTATAATATATTATATCAACCTCCCAAAGGATTTACATAATGAATAATCTAATCAATATCAAACAATGGAATAAACTCATCAACGCTGTTTCTAAAAACCGCATAGACACTAAACAACCTACAGATACAATGTACGTAGGGTCTGAAAAGATTAATAGCAATAAAACTAACGATACTCGCTACTTCTGCTACGATAACTACGATCGTCACAACGTCCCGGGTTTCGACCTCATCATTAAAAACAACTCTTTAATGGGTACGCTCACAGTCTATAACGGCAGTGAACAAGCAAGAGCTCCCATCACCTTTGACGAGGGTTTAAATATTGCCCAAAACTTCTTTAACGAAGAAGGATACGATATGTCAGAAGAGATCGTGTGTGATTGGGTTATAAATAACAACGTTAGTATATTTTAATCAGGCCACTCTGTCTCACGCTGTACAGCTTCTTGACTACTTTCCCCGGGACAGAATTGAAAAAAGTTTTTAATGAATCGCTATTCATTTACTGTGCGCGACGCAAGCTTTGTCCCGTGGGTGTGTATGGTGAGTCATAATAGAATCACGACGTTGATGCTGTTTTGGTTTTTTTTGTTTTTGGGTGTTTACTATGGGTCGAGATGAGAAGTGTTAACAGAAGATCTTTTCGGCCACTTGTTGTTTATTGTGAGTTGATATTTATATAGAGGTTTATAGAAGGGGGATGATAGATGATTAATCAGGTAGTGTATGCTGTTGTATTTGGTTTGAGTAGTGTGTTGTTAGTATATGGTGTGATGTGGTTGATGGCGTTTGGTTCGAGGCCGAGTGTGAGGGTGAGGAAAGAGATTAGGGAGCTTTTGAAGAGGAGAGAAGAGTTTGAGAGGAGTGGGAAGGTGAGGGAGTCTAATGAGTTAGGGTATGAGATTAGGCGTTTAGAGAAGAAGTTAGAAGAGGTAGATATTTGAAGATGTGTTTGAAAGAAGGATAGAAAAGTGACTAGTAGGCATTTTAAAGTTGGAGATATCTTAACGAGAGACAACGAGTATTATGGATTAATAGTTTCAGAGCGTTGTGACTTTTTAGATTCTATTTATTTATTGGTTTTAAATAAGAGTAGTCATGTTAGGCAGTTGAACATATTATATTCAGAGTGGGATGATTATGCTTATAAAGTGATTAACGTGTAAGTTAGATTTTGATTGTATTATAATATTATATAAGGAGGATATATGATGAAGCGAAAGAAACGATCTGATAGGAATCATATAATCTATCGGCTTACAAATTCTGAGACGGGTAATGAGTATATTGGTATTACTGTTCAGAGAGATCAGAAAGTTATTGGTAGTGTAAGGTTACGTTTTAGGCAGCATATATCTCGTTGTAAGACATCTGGTAAGCAGTGGTTGTTATATCAGGAGATGAGAAGATATGGTTATGAGAACTTTAGATATGAAGTAATAGAAGTAGTACGTGGTAAGAAACAGACTCATCAAAGAGAAATAGAATATATTAATGTTTATAATCCTCAACTTAATACTAAGAAACAAATAAATAAAAGGGTAGTATAATGAGCAGCACAAACTTTATACCAGTTAATACTAGAACACGATATCAGAGAACATCGTATATGAGACATAGTATGGAAGGCATCTGTGATTTTGAGGTGCATGGAGGAGATTATTCTGAAGGTGTTGAGGTTTTTCATGAATCTTATATTGCTGCGCGTAAGGAGATGTTTGAAGATATGGGGTGGGGAGAGTGGAGTGAAGAGGGTGATATGGGTTATCAGAATTATCTACGTGTTTTAGAGAGTGGAGATTATGAACTGGGATATTATGAGAATGAATTCTTTTACAGGGAGTCAGCACAGATTAAGTGTTGTGATGTTTGGTTGAGTTTAGGTAAGTTTACTAATACTTGTAGCGTGTGTAGTGCAGATTATAATGGAAGTGGGCAGCGCTTAGCTCCTCGACAATTTTGGGGTGAGGAAACAGGAGAGCATTGGTCTGAGTGTGTGTAAATAAGATTATATTTGGTGTATAATATATCATAAGGTAACAACAACCATTTAATCATTTAAAAGGAAAATATAATGTCTGTATTAGAACTGATCGAGATGTTGAGTAAGTATGATGAGACTGCTGAAGTCTTTGTTGAGATGAATCATGATGAGATAGTTAAGTTAAATAAGATGCCGATTGAAATGGAGATGACTGTTGGCGGTGCTATAGCTTTCGAAGAAGATGAGGATACAAAGAGTGTAGTTGTTATATGTGTGTAAATAAGATTAACTTCATATTATAATATATTATAAGGAATCAATCAATCAATCAATCAAAAGGAAAAACAATATGGACAAAGTAATTCGTGAATTAAACGAAGTAATATGTCAAGAGTATACAATCACGTTAGACTGTGATCGAGAGTTGATCTTGGATAGGTATGAAGAAGGTGAGATGCAGTTTGTAGAGTATATTGAACTTTTTACAGTAGA